CAGAGGATAAGTACTGGCGCCGCACACCGGAGATCACGCACGTTAGTTCGAGTAGCTTTGTGTTACGGCGAGTGGTGTTCCAGAAACATGCGCCGGCCATCGTCCCGCAATTGGCAATGGACTATCGCCTGATTCGCTCTGTGTTCGATGCAGGAACGCATTCTGTGTACTGGCATGACACAGTGGTGATGGAAGCGCCGCGTAAGGGGTGGGGAAAAGCAGATGACGAATAGAATCGGCATCGTATCCTGCGTGTGGCGTAGAATCGAACGCCTGCCCATCCTGTTGCGGCAACTGGAAGCGCAGACGGATCAGGATTTCGATCTGTGGCTTATCGTCAACGATGCCAGCCTAGAGCGCCAGGTGACGGAGCAGGCTCAGCGCAGCGATTTGCACACCATTGTACAGGTCAACAACACGAACCGTGGGCCATTCGCCCGCATCGAGACGATGCACGAGAACGCCGACAACTATGACTGGTTCATGACGCTAGATGATGACTTGGACTTCGGGCCGCAGCTTGTGGCGCAATGGCGAGCGGAGGCTCTACCGGACACGGTGCGGGGTTGGAAGGGTTTCCGCTTCACAGGCAATTACTGGCAGCGTGAGCCGGTTGCGGCGGGCGAACCGTGTCATTATCTGTGGGGTAGTAACCTATTCGTGCCTGCGGATGCGGTGGTGGATGACGACATCGCCATTTTGAACACGCACAACGGGCAATGTGACGACCTGTGGCTGTGCTACTACGCCAACCATATTCTCGGCATGGATTTACGGCCCGCGGATGTGGATGTGCACACGGTGATTGACGGGAAGGACAGCTATCACGGCTTGCACCAATACAAAATCCAATTCCTAGAGATGTTGCGGGCAGAGGGGTGGGCAGTCTGATGCATCCATTAGCATTGCAGGCGATGACGAAGGCTGTTGAGATGTGGCAGACGCCCGATGGGTTCGTGGGCCAGCCGAACTGTCTAGATGTCGGTTCATTCGATGTCAACGGCAACTATCGCGGCCTGATTGAGGGCAAGGGTTGGCGCTACACGGGCATGGACATCGTGAGCGGCAAGAATGTGGACATCGTGAGCGGTGATCTGTACTGGTTCCCGTTTGACGATGAGCAATACGATATCGTGATCAGCGGTTCCACGATGGAGCATGTGCAGGCGATCTGGCTGTGGGTGCCGGAGCTGGTGCGGGTTCTCAAGCCGGGCGGGATGCTCGTAATCGTGACGCACACGGCATGGCACTATCATCCGTACCCGGTGGACTGCTGGCGCATCATGCCAGATGGGATGAAGTTTCTATTCGACCTGACGGGCCAGTTGGAGAACTATCATATTGAAATGACAGGAACCGGACTGGCCGGGGCAGGGCTGAACACGGATATTCTTGGCGTGGCGTGGAAGGTGCAAGGATGAAACTACCGGCTGAGACAGTGAAAGTCACCACGGCGCCTGCGCTGGAGCCAGTGACACTAACCGAAACGAAACTGCATCTGCGTGTGGATCACAGCACCGAGGATGACCTAATCACACGTCTCATCGCCGCGGCACGACGGTACTGTGAGCAGGTGAGCCAGAGGGCGTTTGTGAATCAAAGTCTAACGGGAGGCATTGATTACTGGCCCTATGACGGCGTGATTCGCTTGCCGTATCCTCCATTGTCGAGCGTGACGAGCATCAAGTACACCGATTCGGCAGGCACGGAACACACGCTGGCGAATACGGTCTACGGTGTGGATACCAAGATCGGGTTGATTTACCTGAGGCAGGACCAGCAATGGCCTTCGGCTACGCTGCGCAGCTATGACCCCATCACGATTGTTTGGGTGGCGGGATATGGGGCGGCGGCTGCGGCGGTGCCGGACATCTACAAGCAGGCCATTATGCTGCTAGTGGGGCATCTCTACGAGAACCGTGAGGCAGTTGTGGCGCAGCAGGGTATCACAATGGGCACGCTGCCGCTGGCCCTGGATGCGCTGCTCATGGTGGACAGGGGTTACTACTAATGCAGATAGGACGTTTGCGCCATCGCATTACCATCCAACAGCAGACAGTCACGCGTGACGCATATGGCGGAGAGGTTATTGCGTGGAGCGACGTGGCGACGGTATGGGCGTTGTTGACGCCGGTTCGTGGGCAGGAGCGGCAGTTAACCGCGGCGGCCCAGGTGCAGGCGACGATGATCTACCAGGTACGCATCCGCTATCGGGCGGATATCCATCCTAAGATGCGCATCTTGTGGGGCACGCGGGTGATGGACATCGAGCACATGGTTGACCCCACGGGGCGCACTGCGGAAACCATTATGTTGTGCCGTGACGTGTTGGAAGGCGCGACGGTTACGCCGGTGGTGCCGGGCGATTACAGCTTGGATTTCAGCGAGGCTACGAACAGCTTCTATCTGACGGTTCTATGAGCGAGACAACGGCCAAGGTGGTTTGGTTCGGAGATGAGATTCTGAAGGCTATCGAAGCCGGCTACGAAAGCGGGCTGTTCGAGGCTGGGCAGGAGATCATCACGGCTGCGCAGGGCAATGCGCCGGTGCGGTCTGGCGATCTGCGAGACAGCGCCTACGTCAAGACGGGCAAGCGCAGCACGTACCGAGCCAAGAAGGGGCATCGGAAAGAGCGAGAAGCGCCGGAGGGGACTGCGTTGGCAGGGTTCGCCATGTTCTATGCGCACATGGTGGAGCGGGGCACGAGCAGAATGGGCGCACGGCCCTTCTTGCGGCCAGCGATTGACAGCGCAAAAGATGCGGCGGGCAAGCGGTTCGCCATTGCAGCGGCAGAGGATTTGAAGGGGCGCAAATGAGCATAGGGACTCTGCTGTTCAGCCGGTTGACCACGGATGGGGGGGTTAGCGCCATTGTGAGCATGCGCGTCTATCCGGTGCAGTTGCCGCAGACGCCGACGCTGCCGGCCATCAGCTACGGGCGCATCAGCAACACGGAACAGGCCGGGACAACGGTCCTGCGGGACACACGGTACCAGATTGATTGTTGGGCAGAATCGTATTCAGGGGCGCAATCGCTGGCGACGGCGGTCAAAACAGCGATGGAGGAATGGACGGACACAGACCAGACGCCGGGCGTGAAAATGACCAGGGTGATCAGCGAGATTGACGATTACGAGGCGGAGACGGAGTTGTTTCGAGTAAGTATCGACGTAATGTGTCTGACGACAGGAGATTGAGATGGCAGACCAGGACATTTTGATTGGACCGGGCAAGCTGTATTACGCGCCGGTGAGCACAGCCAACCCGGATGAGACGACTACTGTCTATGGCGCGGCCTGGGCCGGTGGTTGGACAGACCTAGGGGACTTTATCGAGGGTTCGGGCATCACCCTGAGCGTCTCGGAGGAGTTCACGAAGGTCTACACGGAGCAGGAGACGGCGCCCAAGAACGCGGTGCGCACCCGGCGCGAGATGATAGTGCGCGGCACGTTGGCGGAACACAGCATTACCAATATGGCGCTGATTCTCCAGGGCACGGCAGAACCGACGAGCGCCGGGCCTGCTCAGAAGGGCTACAGTGAGATTCCGTTTGGCACCGAGAGCGACGTAGATTTCTACAAGTTCGGCATCGAGGCGCTGCGCAAGGATACCACCGACAGCAATCAGCCGGTGCGTTGGTTCCTGCATAAGGGCTACATTCGGCTCAACGGAGATGTAGCGTACACCAAGCAAAATCCCACGGGTGTGCCGATTGAGATCACGATTTTGGGCGACGGCAGCCAGAGCGCGGGCGAGGAGTTGGGTATCCTGCAAATCGTGACGGCTCCGGCCACGACCACGGCATAGCCCATGCGTACTGAGCGGGTGGAATTAGCGAACCGGGAATACGTCATTGAGGAATTGCCGCTGCGCAAGAACGCAGCGTGGCGGCAACTGCTCAATGCGGAGCTGCAGGACTGGGCAGAACTGATGGGCAATGCGCAGGAGGTGGATGTAACGAACCTAAACGGCGTGTTGCCCATCCTGCGCCATGCTAGCGACATGGTGATGCAGTCGCCTGAACGCATTGCGGAGATGGTGTTCGCTTACAGTGACGACATCAAGGCACAGCGCGAGCATGTTCTGGACCATGCCTATGAGAGCGAGTTGGTGGACGCATTCATGGCGTGCGTGAGGCTGGCATTCCCTTTTGGGCGACTGACGCGGCTAGTCACACAGTTGGCCGCGACTGGCTCTCCGGCGAAACCTGGCGCGCCGACCTAGATGAATTGAGCGCGGCGGTATATGGGGATGCGGCCTGGCTAGACGACATTGCGAAGGCGGAATTGCTGTATGCGTATCTGCGGCGCAAACGATTCGAGGCCAGGATGTTGGCGGCGGAGATCGGGCAACTGTTCGCAGCGCCGAAGAAACAGCCGATGAGTTTGGCGCAATTGAACATGATGGGATTCGGGATATATGGCGCTCAAACTAGCTGATGTGTTCGTGGCTCTTGGTGTAGACGCCAGCAAGTTGGAGGCGGGCTTCGGAGACGCGGAAACCAAGACTAAATCGTTTGCCAGCAAAGCGAGCGGTTTACTCGGCGGCGCGTTGGTGGCGGGGGCAGCCGCTGCGGGCGCAGCGGTGATCGGTGTGGGCAAGGCGGCAATTAGCGCCGAAACCGACTTCGATAACGCCCTGGACGCCATTATCAACGCAACCGGAGCCAGTGGGGACCAGCTCACGGCAATGGGCGAATCCGTCAAGAATCTGCGTGCCAGCGCAGCCGGCCTGGGCGTGACGATGGAGGACATCGGCACCGTTATCGGAGAGGTGAACACACGCACCGGCCTGACGGGCGAGGAACTGGAAAGCCTGACAGACGATATTCTCAACTTCAGCCGATTGACCGGCGCGGATGCGGTGCAGGCCACGGCTCTGCTCACGCGGGCAATGGGGGACTGGGGCGTTGAGAATGAAAACGCCGCAGAGCTGTTGGATAGCATCTACGGGGCGGGGCAGGCGTTTGGCATCAGCATTGACAGTATGGCGGGCAAGTTGGTGCAGTTCGGCGCTCCGCTGAGGCAGATGGGCTTCGGCCTCGAAGAATCCATTGCCATGTTGGGCAAGTGGGAAAAAGAGGGCGTCAACACCGAACTCGTTATCGGCAGTCTGCGCATCGCGGCGGGCAATTTCGCTCGTGACAACATCCCACTACGCGACGGGCTGAATGAGACGATGGAGGCCATCAAGGGCGCGGCCAGCGAGAGCGAAGGTCTAGCGATTGCGATGGATGTGTTCGGGGCCAGGGCAGGCCCAGACATGGCTGCGGCCATCCGTGAGGGGCGGTTCGAGCTAGACGAGGCCATCGCCACGTTGCAGGGCACGCAGGGCGGTTTGGCGGATGCAGCCACGCGTACGATGGACTTCCGCGAAGAATGGCAGATTGCGATGGCGTCTCTCCAGACGGAACTGATTCCGCTAGGGGAGGCAATCGCGGAGTTGGCGCAGGTCGTGATGCCGTATCTGGTTGCGGGGATCGGCGCTGTGGTCAAGGCGGTAACGCCGTGGATAGAGGGATTTGCATCCCTGATCAAATACATCGCTGCTGTGGTCGAGGATGGCGACACGATGAACGACTGGTTAACGCATCTGCCCGGCCCGATTGCTATGGTGGTGAGAGCGGTAGCCGAGTTCATCACAAGGCTAGGGTCGCTGAGTGAGGGTATGCAGATATGGGGCGACAAATTCGGCTTCATACGCAAACGCATTGACGAGATCATGCCCTACGTGCAGACGTTGGTCGGCAATGTGTTGTGCGCCATGCAGCGGTTTTGGGAAGAACATGGCGAGACGATTATGCTGGTAGTCGGCAATACGTTTCAGGTGGTTGGCACGATCATTCAGACCACACTAGATATGCTGTTGCAAACTGTCAAATTGTTCCTGCAAATCCTGACAGGTGACTGGGAAGGTGCGGGCAATACACTCAAGAGCATCGTACAGACGTTGTGGGACGGCATCAAACAGATTTTCCGGCTAGAACTGGATAGCCTGCGGGCGATATTTGCCGACATTGACTGGGCCGAAATTGGCCGCAGCATGATACGCGGTATCGGCAACGGCATCGAAAGCATGGGCAGTTGGCTGGAGGAGAAAGCCAGGAACGCGGCCAAGCGGGCCTATGATGCGGCTAAAGGTTGGCTCGGCATTGACAGCCCTTCCAAGAAGGCGAAGGAGGGAATCGGCGTTCCGTTTGTGCAGGGCATCGAGGAAGGTATTCGCACGTCGTTGGGTGAGCTGCAATACGGGATAGACTTGGGGCTAGGCGGGTTGTTCAACAGTTTGCAGCCGGCGACAGCGACAGCGGGGGCGCCGATTAGCATTGTGGTGAATGTGGCCGGGGACTCCGGTACAGGACAGGCGGCGCGGTCAGGCGTATTGAGCGCGCTGAGACAAGCGGGGTTGGCCTAATGGCATATCTGATTACGACGTTTGACGGCGTACCATTGCCGGCCTATGACCCGGAGCAAGACGACAGCGCGGCGGAAGCGCCATCTACGCTGCTAGATAGTGTGGGCAGCACGTTCGACTATTACGGCGCCGTGCCCCGTGTACCGCGCAAATATGCCATTGAAGTCACCGGCATCTATGTAGGGGAAACCTCCTATTTGGTAGACAGCGCGGGCAATCACATCGTAGATAGCACAGGGGCCTATGTCATTGCGGGAACAGCCGCCAACCTATTGCGAGCGCAGGTACAGGCATTGCGCTCCAAAGTGGGCGTGCGGGGGACGCTAACCCGTGTACGCCAAGATGACAACGTCGCGCAATGGATGACGGCGCGGCTGCTCCAGGTGCGACACGATAAGCGACAGCAGGAGATGGCGCGTCTAGCCAAACTGACTTGTCTATTCGAGAGCACACTGACGGCGTGGCGGGCAGGTTCGGCCACCACAACCAGCGGTAATGCAACGAACGGCGTACAGTTGGGGTTATCCGTATCTAATGGCGGGGATGTCACAGTATATGACGCCACGCTCACCATTGCCAGAACATCGGGCACGATTACGGCTATCACGATTGTGGGGTCCGGCATTAGCCTGGCCTGGACGGGTAGCACCACGGGAACACTGACCATCAACTGCGGGGCGAAAACGGTGCGCATCGGGTCTACCGATAATTACAGCGGCTTCAGCCTGAGCACCGGGCACACGAGCCGGGGCTGGCTGCCGTTGGCACCGGGCGTCACGCCGCTAGTCGTGACGGTGACGGGCGGTAATGCCACAGTGACCATAACGCATTACAACCAGTTTAGGTGAGTATGAGCGAATTCACGTTCTACATTGACATTGAAAATTCGAGCGGAACACGATACGGGTCTGGCCCACTTACGTCTGCGGCGCGTTGGACGTACACCGCGCGCATGGACAGGGCCGGGGAGTTCTCGTTTTCGTTTCCCGCTACGGACACTCAGGCGAGCATCGTACAGCGCAAACGAGTGGCGCGGGCGTGGGCGCTCGTGGGTGGAGTATGGACGGATGTGGGCGCGGGCATCATTGATAACATCGTGCGCAGACCGCAAGCCGATGGAACAGTATGGTTGGAGGTGAGCGGCTCTGACCTGCTGCGTGAACTGACCTATCGCAGCGTCAAGAATTTGCAACTGGCCGATTCGGGCGGTTCGATTCCACACGCAACGGCGTTGACCTCGATTGCCGCATATGCGCCTAGCGGATGGACGTTCACGGCAGACAGCAGTCCGCCGAATGATTATGTGTATGGTCGATTCGCCGGCGAGACGGTTTTGAATGCGCTCATCAAGACGGCAGATTCGTCTATGACGCATTTCTACCGGGGCACAGGGCGCAATGTCACGTTTGCCCATACGTTCAGCAGCTCTGGCGTTCGCGCCATCGTTGCGGGGACAGGCGACCTCGTTGCAGAGACATGCGCCATTACAGGTTTGACCGAGACTTACGACAGCTATGATCTGATCACGCGCATCTATCCGCGCGGCAGTGGCAATGGCGACGTGCAACTGACGCTACGCGCAACGTCACGCAGCGCGCCGGCTGGCTTCACGCTAGACAAGACTAACAACTACATCGAGAACGATACCGCTGAGGCGACATACGGCATCATCGAGCAGTATGTCGAATATCGTGAGATTGGACCGATTGCCAACACCGCAGCGGATTTAGAAGCCGCCGCCGATATGTTGTTTGACGTTGCCCTGGATGAACTGCAAAGACGCTCTACGGATGCGGAGCAGGCGTACTACGACTTAATGCTTGCCGGTTGCAGCGCATTGTTGCGACCCATGCAGACAGTCCGCGTTGTGTATCAGGACGTGGATGCTGCCATCGATGTTGACGAGGATCTCAATATCCTCGAAGCGACATGGCAAGTGGATCAGTCTGGCGTGCAGACCACGGCGGCGCTGGTATCCACGACAGAGCGATGGGCGCAAAACGACGCGGGCACCATTGCGGACAGCATTGCACAGGGCTACGTGTACCAGGCACATCCGCAGCTCAACGCCAACAGCTACACGACGGGATACACCAAGAACATCGATCCCACTTACAACGCCGAATTCCGTTTCCGTCTAGGAGACGAAGTGGTTCAGGTGCAGCAGGTGTTGTTGGAGTTTCAATTGCTGCCATTTGAGAGCACGGTGCGCAGCATCGCATCGTCTACGGCAACGACATCATCAGGCGGCGGGACAACGGCGACTAGCAGTTCTGGCGGAGGCACGACCAGTAGCAGCAGCGGAGATCATAGTCACACAGTCACCATATCCAGCCATACGCACGACGTAACCATTCCAAATCATCAGCATTCAGTCACAACGAACAATCATAGCCATTCGGTTACGCTATCGGACCATACGCATGAAATCCCCGACCATAAGCACTATTTCATCGTCTACCCGCAAAGCGGCAGTGTTAATGGCGTAAATCTATCGACCGGGGGCAGCGGTTCTGGCACCTTAGGGCACGATTCGACCTATTTTTCGGATCAGCAGAAGGTCTACACGACTACTAGCATTGACGAAAGCACTACATCGGACGGTGGCGGAACAACAATCACGAGCAGTAGCGGCGGCGGGGAAACAGTATCAAGCGCCAATGGAGGCGGCACAACCCAAACGTCAAGCAGCGGCGGCGGCAGCACACCTACCAGCAGCAGCGGCGGCGCACACACGCATACCGTTTCGGCGCATACGCATGATGTCACGATAGCCGCCCATACGCACACCGTGACGCCCACGATTACCGGCGTATATGGCATCTATCGTGAGGGCGCGACGAAAACATACGACATCAGCCAGTTACAATATCGAATCAACAGTGGTGCATGGGCGGATTTGGCGGATGATGCGGTTGATGCAGGCGATGATTGGTGGCAACTGGACATCACGGATGCGGTGATTGATGCGGTTACTTTCAGGCCGAATCAAGTAGCAAACCTCATTGAAATAGGCGTGATTGATCCTTTGTCTGTAAGTGTCTTTGTGCACACTCCGGCTTCGCTTATCCATATCAGTGCGCCTGGCATCGGAAATATGTACACGGAAGGGAATATTCTGACCGTGAGTGGCACGACCAACTATGACGGCGATTATGAGTTAGGAGCGTACATCGATCCGGATGCTGTAGTCACGACTACGACCAGTACGGATTATGGGATTCAAGCCGGGACATGCGATTTTTCTGCAACAGTCACCGTTGACGCGCTGCTCTCGGTGCGCAACGTGATTCAGGCGATTGCTTATACATAGGGGGCACTATGGCAAATGTAACCTATAACGATCACACTACGGATACTTCACCAACTAACTCAGACCTTATCCCGTTTTGGGATGTTGTAGCGGGTGTAGCCAAAAAAACGACGCGGGCAAATCTCGTAGGCGCCACATTGACGGACGGCGGTACTATTGTGACGGGCGGCTATACGCTGACAGTGCCGGCGACGGGGACGGCGGCGCTGAGAGATAAGGCGAACACGTTTACGCAGCCCCAGACGATTAGCGCGAGCGCGTATCCTGTGCTGAATCTGACGCGCGGCGGCGGCAACCCGGCAATTGAATTTTCGGACGGGACAACCCCTGTCGCGATCACATACCGCGGGGGCATCTGTATCGGTCCGAACATTGATTGGGCGCCGATTGCCAATGACACCTATGACCTGGGGACGAACACGTACAAATGGGACGACGTGTACGCCACCAACGGCACGATCCAGACCTCGGACGAGCGGGAGAAACGCGACGTGGCTGACAGCGCGCTCGGGCTGGATTTCGTGGCGGCGCTGCGGGCTGTGCAGTTTCGCTGGGCGAGGGGCAAACGCCCGCATCAGGGCCTGTTGGNNACGCGGAATTCATTCCGCCTCTGATCCGGGCGGTGCAGGAGTTGACGGCGCGGGTAGCGGCGCTGGAAGCGGCGCTGAGTAAGACGCCGATCCAGAAATCTAGCAGACAAGCCGACAGGCGAGGAGACACAGATGGACATTCAGCAGCGAATCGAGCAGTTGTCACAGCAGAGGGCGATGCTGGTGCAGCGCCAGCAGGCGTTGTCCGAACAGCTAAAGGAAGCGGGCGACCAAATCCTGCGCATGGACGGGGCGATCCTAGCCTATCAGGAAATGGCGCAAGAGGAAGCTAAGGAAACGGAGGCGGAGTGAGCCATAAGCTAGGGCTGCACTGGCTGCGCGAGCATCCTGACCGCGACGATCTGCCGCATGTGGAGCGGATGCAGTATCGCAGCATCAAGCTGTTTGGCAACGCATGGGGCAATGCGGGCTTCTGCCGCGAGCTGCTCGCCGTGTTGCCGCGGGACGCCTACATCCTGGCGCGCGACCATCCGCTATCTGAGGAAAAGGAGTACATGTGGCGCGACCCGGAAGGCGCGGGGCGTCATCATGCCGACCAGTGGGCGGAAAAGGTGCGCGATGGGCGCTATACATTGCCGACCGACCGCACGTTCTTCCTGGGCATCAATGAGCCGGACGCTACCGACGGCGACAGGGCGGCCATTGACCGCTACACCGTGGCGTTCTTGGACAGGCTGGCCGAGCATGGGCTGCGCGGCGGGGCATGGAGCTTCAGCACGGGGCATCCTCGCACGGTGGACGGGACAAAGTACACGAAGGCGGACTACACGGTGTTCGAGGGTTCGCACCAGGCCGTCGTGCGCGGGCATCACATCGGCGTGCTGCACATCTACGGGACAGGCGCTGTGCCCTGTGCGCCGGGCCACTACGACCGGCTGCGCGCTTGCCCCTGGCAGGACGTGCAGTGGGTAGTCGGGGAGTTCGGCATCGACGAGCATGTGGTAGGCGGCGGCCCGCACTATGGGTATCAGCACTATTTCGCCGGCGACCTCTCCGGTTACTGTGCGTGGCTGGACAGGGCGATTGCGGACATAGGCGACCCGCGCATTCACAGCTATCAGGTGTTCACCTACGACTTCTCGCACCCCTGGGACAGCTTCGATGTGCGACCGATTCGGGCGGCGCTGGAGCGGTTTCCGTGGGCGCACGCTGCGCAGGCGGAGCAGCCGGAGACGGTTTACATTCCGGTCGTCAATGCGCCGGGTGTAAACCAGCCGGATGACAACTTCCGGCGCGCGGTGGAATGGGTGTTGCGCTGGGAGGGCGAGGGGCCGGTCATCGACAGCAACGGGGCCTGGACGAAGTGGGGCATCAACCAGGCCGCCAATCCGCAGGTGGATGTGCGCAGCCTGACACGGGAGCAGGCCATCGAGATTTACCGCACATCGTANNCGCTGTGTTTGGCGCACTTCAACGCGGCGGTGAATACGGGCGTGTATCGGGCCGGGGAGTTTCTGAAGGCGGCGGACAACGCGCCGGACTACATTGCCAACCAGTTGGACTGGTACACGAGGCTAGGGGCGTTTCCGCAGTGGGGTGCGGTGTGGACGCGGCGCATGGCGGATTTGGTGAGGGAGCTATGAGCTACCTGCATGGGATGCGCTATCTGGAGGCGCGGGAGATTTACGAGGCGACGACGCGGCGCCTGTGGCATGGGCCGCGCTGGCTGTTGTGGCTGTGGATGTGGAGCCGTCGCTACTACTGGGACGGGCTGACGTGGGTGAAGCGGTATGGCAAATAGGGGCATCACGACGCATGGAAGCAGGGCATTATGGTTCTCAATCACCGACTGGATGACGTGATTCTATGGCTGAAGCTGGCGGGCGGGGTCATCGCCGCATGGTTTATCTCGTGGCCTGATCTCTTGAAAATCCTCGCCATCCTGCAACTGGTGGACATTGCGACGGGGATCGCTGTGGCCGCTCAGGACAAGAGCGTGCGCAGCGAGACCGCGTATCGGGGCGTGCTGAAGAAGGCGTTCGCCTGGGTCATCATCCTGGTGGTGTGGCTGCTGCAGGATCAGATGCAGCATCACTTCCCGGTCGTAGTGGCCGGGTTGACGCCCTTCGAGTTGGCGGCGGCCATCTTCGCCGTGGCCGAGGCCATCAGCATCCTGGAGAACGCGGAGGCGGCGGGCGTGCCGATCCCGCGCTTTCTCAGTGACGCGCTGGCGACGGCCCAGGCGCAGATGGACTCAAAGGCTCAGGAAGATACCAAAGAAGAACATCAATAACGCAATCATGATGATGATCGGGATGCTGAGCAGGAACGCGCCCCAGGCG